AAGTTTTCAAACGTCGAACTTGTAGTACAGGAAGTAGATATGGGGAGTTCATACGTACAAGCTGTAATGAGTGGAATGAAAGAAAATGGTATGATAGTTCATGATATATTGTCTTGTCAGAATTACAAATATTCTCAGAATAAAGAAGACGTTGTCGCGAACATTAGACTTCCTCTGGTAAATGCAAGGGCTAAGTCTATCATTTGTCAACCAACAGACGCAAGTGTTTACCACGCTAAAGACCTTATGAGCGGACATGGTACTTACCAGATAGCTGACGACGGAAACGCTGAAGATTTAACATTAAGAGCTGTAGACCAAATGCGAGGTATTAGCGATCACCTTACGGATTATCAGTTTATTTATGACGGAAGACTTCAACCGTCTCGTCCAGTCCGTTGTTCTAAGACTTCTTCTAAGACCTCAATTGACGCTCAGCCATTAATAGAGACAACGAAGGCTTTAGTTCAAGCTGATATTTCCGCTAAGAACCTTTCGGAATACAATAGAAACTTTTTAGTTTCACGAGCCTTAGCTCTAGGTAAAGGTGTATATGATACGAGAAATAAAGATTTCAACCTTCAGGTCAATTATCAGGAAACTACCGCCCCTACTAAAAATCATTTGTGGAATAACTTTGTTTTCCATTTAAGAAGAATTATGATTAAGGGAGACAGCGTAGCCGTTGAATATTAAATATTTTAATGTTTTTTTATTTATCTTTTTAAGAATTATTTTATATTTTAAATAGTATAAAATATGAGTAATCGCTACTTGGAGATAAAGCCTAGTAATCACAACGCTTCTTTTTCGTATAATGAGGGACGACCAATCATTTCATTCCAGATCTCAGAACAAGAGGCTCTCCTCCTTCCTCGTTCTGTAAGATTTGTAGGTCAGTTCAACGCTTACACCGATACCGCCAGAACCATTAGTACAGGAAACAGACTAAGAATGGATAGTCGCCTCGGTGTATGGTCGTGTATCGATCAATTAGTTATTAGTTCAGCTCGTAGTAAGCAAACCATAGAACACCTAAGACATGCAAATAGGTTCTATTCAACATTCTTCCCTACGACTTCAGACGAGAAACACCTTATTGGAGCTTATGGTGAAACCGGTTTAACTCTTCCTTCGACTGAAGGTCAAATGACCTCTGTAGTTCAGGAAGCTACCGACGATCCTGACGATAACAACAACGAGTTCTGTATCCACCTTCCTTCTGGTCTCCTAACTGGAACTTCGGCTATCCCACTTTCAGCTCAGTCTGGAGTTGGTGGTTTGACTATTGATATTCACCTCGCCCCAAGTTCAGCGGTTTTATTCGATAATAATGGAGACGCTAGTGGTGGAAATCTCCTAGGAGCTTTCTATGAACTTTTCAACTGTAAGTTAATCTGTGAGGTTCACCAACCTGATCCTTCGGAAATCCCTTCTTCTAGTGGAGGTCAGCTTGAATACAATTCCTTCTCTGGTTATTATCAGACTATTAACTCTACTAACGCTGAAATTAATTTCTCATTAGGTCTCAGTCGTGTCAATAGTGTATTTATGAACTTTATTCCCAGTTCCCACCTCAACTCTCTAAATCACAATTCCATGGCTACGCTAATTCCTACAAGGAAGGACGGTTCTATTGCTGATCTATCACAGGTAGTATTTACTAAGGGCGGTATGAGATATCCTCTTGACTATAATATTGATACTGCATACAAGACCTCAAGTAAACAGAAACAGGTTGATCCTCAAGTTATCCGTAATGGTATGAACGCTATTATTCCATTTAATAAGATTTCGCATACTCTTATGTCGCCAGTAAATACAAATAAAGACTGGACTTCGAATGATAATTCTGTACTAAATGGTGGTCTAAATTATATTGTGGGTGTAGCCTATGACACAGTTGGTTCAGATACCGCTGGTGGTAATTTCATGAATGAAGCGTGGGGAGTTCAAATGGATATAGGACTAACGGACAATAACCCAGTCTCCGCTTTCATTTTCGTACATTCGAAACAGACCCTTATGTTTAACAACGGACAGGTTCAAGTTATTCAGTAATTTCTACACTTATTAAGTAATATTTTTTTATCTTTTTTTTTAATATTTTATTTAGTATAAAATGAGTTATACTAAAGACGATATCCCTGATTTTCTCCAGAATGTAGGTGGTGAAGAAACTGATAGCCAACAGAGGATCGATACTGATATTCTTGAACCAGTTATTTTCTCTGATAGTTTTATCAGATTTCAGCTTCAAAATAAAGGTATTCTAAATCCTAAGTCTCGTATTACCTTTTCATTTAAATCGCCTTCTAAAGATAGTTTCCTTCCATTAGGCGTAGGTGTAGGTTCTCTTATTCAGAGAGCTACTCTTAAGATTGGTGGTAAGACTATTTGTGAAGTTGACGACTGGTCGCACTACAGCTTCTACAAGTCTCTTTTCACAGACCAGCAGGTAGTCAAGGATCGCGAACAATATACAACCGGTCGTGGTATTTCTAACGCGGTCGTATATGAAGATAACGCGAATACTTCCGCCTTCATAGGAATGGATTTGGGACGTGAGTTCACAGTAGAAAACGCCTCTACTGATACTAATATGAAACTTCAAACTTTCCAGAAATTAAACTCTACACCGGTTTTCTCTCTATCTCTTGACGAGCTTATACCGTGTCTCCGTTCGGTAAGTCTACCTTTATTCATGCTTAAGGAAGAGGTACAGGTTGAACTCACACTATCTTCTACAGTAGGTAAGAGAGCTTGTTTTGAGGCTTCGTTAACCGCGGATAAAGATACGGCTATCGAACTCAACCAAGACGACGTCCGTATGATCGCTGATTACACTTTCCTAGACGGTGAAGCCATGAATAGATACGCTCAGGCTAACAAGGATTTCCAATACACCTTTTTAGAACCACGCCTTACTAAAACGACTATTTCTTCAGTAGCCGACGCACAGAATATTGTTCGTAATATTGGTGGTGCTGGTAGGCGTGTCCCTAAAATGTTCGTCCTATGCACGACAGATAAGAGTGCTTCTTCTGTAGCCGGTCATAACCAAATGTCCCTATTGAATGATTATAGGGCAGTTTCATTTTATACCGGTAATGAAGCTGACTTTGAATATGGAGAACTTATCGCTAATATTAAGAAGAATGACGCTTTTATTTTCCCTATTGATCGTACAAACTCCGCTCTTCATTACCATGGAGTTCAACAGACTGAGGGGGCTGTTCCTCATATCACTCGTGAAATGTATGCTCGTCAAGGTAATTCACTCGCTCCTTCTAAGTTTGAAGGATATGAACTTGATAGTGAAAGTGAACTTTCAGGACAGTTCTTTGTAAACGCGTTCCGCTTCCCTGACGGTCAACGTGTCGATAGTCGTGGTCTTGAATTACATTTTAGGTATTCTGGTTTCGCGGTAGACGAACTACCGATTACCCAGCGTGTATACATAGAAATAGAGAAGCGTATGGTTATTAGAGACGGTGTTGTAGATACTGTATTCGAATAAATAATTTATATTTTATAAATATTATCTTTTGTCCCAATTGTCCTAAAAGTCCTAAAAAATATTCTGTGAAAAAGTAAAATCAAAAATAAAGAATTATGGATTATATAATCGCCATATTCAAAATATACTTTTACTCTCATTTTTTTTTCAGGACTTTCAGGACTTTGTCCGTTTATTTTATTTAAAAAAAAAATCTTGTTTTAATATATAATGGATAAAGAAAAACTAACTGATATTCTAAAGAAATCTCGCCCTAATGCAAAGGATAGCACGATCAACATGTATCGAGCCAACCTAATGAAATTAATGAAGTTATTTGAAGCTGAAGATCTAGACTTTCTAGATAAGACGGACGAAGTCGAAGATAAATTAAAAGAATTACACTATACAACACGTAGGAATTATTTGAACGCTGTAGTTGTATATCTTATGGCTGATAAGGAAGGTGAGGAAGACCTTATAAAAAAATATACAGATATGAGAGATAAATTGAATAAACAATATGAGGACGAACAGGCTACTGGTGTTATAAGTGATAAACAAAAAGACAATTTTGTTCCTATTGAAGAAGTAAACAAAATGATCGCTGAAATGGGACAAGAAATAAAAGATAAAAAGTTAAAGAAAAAAGAAGATTTAACAGCTAAAGATAAACAATTAATTATGGTATATACTTTATTTAATATTTATACTCGTTTACCATTACGTAATGATCTCGCTGGTATGGAGGTAATCAATAAACGAGCTTATAATAAATTAAGTGATACTGAAAAGAAAGAAAACAACTATTTGGTAATTAATAAGAACGCCATGTATATGGTTTTGAATAAATACAAGACTTCAAGTAAATATGAAGAATTAAATATCGATATACCGAAAGATCTTGAAAGATTGTTAAGACAATATATTAGGATCAACGGTATGGGTGTATTGTTTACTTCTTCAACAGGTAAGCCATTAAGTAGAAATGCACTAACACAATTACTACTTAAGACAACTAAAAAATATATGGGTAAAAGTATTAGTACAACTATGTTAAGAAAAATATATTTAAGTTCTAAATATGGAGACATGAAGGAGGAGTTAGAAAAAGACAACAAAATCATGGGACACAGTAAGGAAGTCGCTATGGATACTTATATTAAGAAGGATAAATAATTATAGATAATTTAGATTATTGAAAGGTTCATTTTCTTCTACGTCAGATAGAACAGGACAATCTAACTCCCATAGTTCATATTTATCTAAAATCATTTTGCAATCAACCCATTCTATAGCACAATCAGTCCCATACAAACCTTTAGTTCCCATGTTATCACGTAGGATATCGTCTTTAAAAACATAAACAGCTTCATTAAAATCTTTAACAAAATTATCATATCTTTTCTTGTATAAATCTTTTTTCATTTCTTCATTCCTAATCTTAAGAATTAGGGAAAATATATCTTCTGGTAGATAAGGGGTTTCAACTTCCTTCTCTTCCTGTTCTTCTTCGTAGCGGTTTTCACCACAACCTTTACAACAGTTAAGATATCCGTATTCATTATTCTGGAAGACATTATATTCACAGCCACAAGTATGACATTCAACACATTCCATTTCACAATTCATTTCTATACTTAATAATATAAAATAATCTTTATATCCTTTTTCAGTTTAATTTTTCCGCGTTT